TACCAGGCACACCTTTAAGAGCTGCGTGCATATCTTTTGATGCATATAGTTTAGATATATTACTTTTTAATATACCAAGTCCTTTTATTTCACCTATTTTTATTGCATCAAAATTTCTTGCTGCATTTGCTGCTCCCTCATCTGCAAACAACCAACCCTCTTGTAAACCTATTTTAGCTAATTGATCATAGGTTTGTTTGTTAACAGACTGTGAAATAGCATGTGATGTGGTTTGTAACACAGATGCTCTTAAATTATTTTCTTCACCTAATAATTTTTTAATCGCATCAGGTAATTCTTCTCCTGTTCTAATTAATTTATCAGATCTTAATTCAGACTTAGATATATTTTTTAAAAGCTGTAAAGGGTCCACACCATCTTGTTTTGTATTTGTTAATATTTTATGTACCAAACCATCTGCATACGCTTCCTGTGCTTGTGCGTCTGTCATTCTACCAGTTTTTAAAAGATTAGCCGACTCTCTCATATCTTTGTTTCTTTTTACAACATTCTCTAAAATATATTTAACTGCACCATCTCTAATCTTTTGATCAGGCATATACTCTGGGTTTGTAAATACAGAGAAAGACTTTCTCATATATGTTTTTAAATTATTAAGTATAAAATTTTTAAGGTCACCTTTTGGCAATAATTCACCAAATGTTTTTTTGGTATCTATTAACTCTTTGTTTAAATTATTGGCTGTTTCTTGTAGTTGTTTTGGTAACTGCGATAACTTCATCTGCCCTTTTAGATATGCAAGAACTTGATCTAAGTAATATTCTTTACTTGCGGGTGATGTAGTAGCTGTGTTGTAATATCCCTCAAATGATTTAGCTAGATCGTATGATTTTTTTTCAATAGATTGTAAGTATTTATCTATCGTTCTTGATCTTGCTTTTATTTCTCTTTTTGCACCAGATGTAAATTGAAATCCAAGACCTGTTTGTTTACCTAAAGATCTAAAGTTTGATAAAAAATTATCTATCTTTTTTAATTTTCTTTCTAATGGATCAGAACTTTTTACAGAAAACATTCTCCACTTGTCAAAGTCAGGTAATTGTTTTTTAGGATTAGCAGTTACAACTGTAGATAAAGTTTTATCGATTACATAACTACTTGCATTTCTTATTGCTCTACCTGCTGTTGCAGATCCAGGTATGTTTGCAACTAAATATGTTGCAGGTCTAACAGCTAATAAATCCACACCTTGTAGTGCAAGACCGGTTGGTTTCATAATACCATACTTAACACCAACTGAAGCTATTTTAGCAAGAGGTCCACCCATTAAAGCAAAACCTGCACCAACAGTTGCACCTTCTGCACCAAATCTAATTCTGTTTCTTAATCTTGCAAGTGCAAGATCTCTTCCTTCCAATCCTTCTTCGTTTTCTTTTTCTAATACTAAATTTTCTCTTTCAGGATTCGCAACTATAAAATCTGTTGCACCAAAAGCAGTTGCCATGTAACCAGCTCTCTTTGCAATATTAGCTACATTACTTGATGCTCCTGCTGCAGCTGCTGCATCTTTTGCTTTTTTACCTTTTCTTAAAATTTTTTTAGCTCTGTTCATTACTTTGAACACACCGCCACCTGGCACACCAAATTCTATAAGAACTTTATTTACCGATCCTAATAATGTTTCAGGATCTTCTATTTTATTTTGTTCGTAGACCTCATCTAATCTTTCTGTAAGATTAGTGTCAGCAGCCATGTCAATGCCGGTTGTAATAAGATCACCAAAAGAATATCCTAAACTCTGTGCTGCACCATACACAGATTTTTCCATGTCTTCAAAAAAATCTATGTAGTCTTTTTCCTCACCTTTGTCTTCACCAGACATTAGCTGTTTTAATCTATCTGTTTTTAATTTACTAAAAGGATTTGTTTCAAACAACAAACCAAAATTTTTAAGACCATCCCATGTAAACTTGACTGGTTTGCTAGGTTTTGCTATATTTTTGTTTATTGATTTTTGAATATCGTTAACTTCGATATCTACTTTCTTTTCAAAAGGCTCCATGTTACGCCCCCTGTGGTAATGTCAAATTTACGTCGTACTGTTGGTTAAAGCTTGAAACATCTTCCCCTGTTTGAATGTTTGCAAAATCTAACAATGCTTGTTTACTATTTGCTAATAACATAACTATTTCATTTGAAATCTCTTGCGGTAATCTTGCTCTAAGTTCTGTGTAAGATAAATCTTGAACCTCACCTGTTTCTTTTTTTTGTTCTACAATAGGTGCCATCATGGGTTCAGGTTTAGTTCCTAATTTATAACCTATTCTACCACCATCAGCTTTTTCTTCAGGTAATTTAATTCCACCCATAAGTTCATTAAAGTTTGGAAAGTATGGTGCAATATCTTCAATATCGTTGTTTTGTAATAATTTAAGTATTGCTTCTCTTTGAAACTCTTCTATTGTTTTTTGTGATAGATAAATAGATTTTACATCGTCTGATTTTTTCTTTTCTATATTTGTTATAGAGGTATTAAAATCATTAACTTTTGCATCGTAATTTGGATCACTAGGATCTAATCCTTCTATTTTACTTTTAATAGCACCTATTTGATTATCATATAAAGTTTCTACAGCTTTTGCTGCTTGTTCTTTAGCAAAAGTTTTTTCGTCTGACTTTAGATTTTTAATTCTTTGTGACTCTAAATCATATTCTGATGCAAGAGCTGAACCAAATATATCATCAATTCTGTCTTGTTTATCTTGTCTTTCAGCTAATTGTGCTGCTTGAAATGTTTTAAACGGTTCTTTAGCTGCAGTTGCAGCTGTTGCAAATATATTACCTCTTGGTGTTTGAGATAATAAATTTAAACCAAATGATGTAAGAAAATTTGGTAAACCACCAGGCATTAAAGGTGCTTGTTCACCTTTGTATCTATCCATATCTGCTGCAAATCTATCAGTGGTTTTAATGGCTCTATCATATGGATCTGTTCCTTGTTTAAGTGGTTTTCTATCTAAACCAGATGTGATGCCTTCTGCTGCACCACCCATTTTAAACATTGGTCTTTTCAATACTCTGTTCATATTAATTAAAACCTGGTATTGATTTTAAACTTCCTGGTTTTGCAATTGCACCGTAAATACCAGCAAGTGTTGATCCAACTCCTAGTGCAGTTTGTAATGGTGTAGGGTTAGGTATGTTTGTTGTTTGTGTTTGACCAGGATAACCACCCATGATCCCTGTTACTTGTGCAGTGTATCTATCTAATTGTTCTTGCGGTAAGAACGTTGCTTGTCTTGTAGCTTCTCTTTGTGCATCAGCTACCGCTTGTGATTGCGCTTGGTTCAGTGCGCCCAACTGACCTAAACGTGCAATATTTGTTCCTAAGACACCTTGCTCTGCTTGTCCTAAACCTATTTGTTGTCCGGCTAATCCAGATTGGAATTGTCCTAAACCTTGTGTTGCTTGTGCAATACCTGCTTGTTGTCCTCCAATACCTGCTTGTTGTGCACCTAATCCTGCTTGAGCTTGACCTAATGCACCTCTTTGTGCTGCTAGTCCTGCTTGCGCTTGTCCTAATCCAAATCTATTTTGTATGTCTTGTTGTCTTGCACCTTGTGCTTGATTAAAACCTTGTTGCAAGAGACCGGCTTGTAATAACGCTCGTTCTCTCGCAGCCCCTGTGCCAAACTCTGCGAGTTGCACTCCCGCTCGACCACTGCCGAGCGCACCCAAAGCTGCTTGTTGATCTCTTATACTTTGTTCTTGTATAGCTTTGTTACGATCAAATTCTGCTAATGATGCATCAATCACTTGTGATTGATATGGGGACATAAAATTTTGTACGTCTTGTTGAAAAGCTTGTGCTCCTAATGGCACGCCGCCTAATGTTGTTCCTGCTCCAGTTAATTGTTGTCCTGCAGTTCCTAAAGTTCCTAAACCGCCTGCTACTGTGCCTAATCCAGTTGATAAAGTTTGTCCTGCTGTTCCTAATTGACCAAGAGACACAGCTCCTAATCCAGATGCAAGATTAGCTTGTGTTTGTGCTCTTTGTAAAAATGGTGCGAAAGAACCTAATCCTTCTTGAGCAGTTCCCACACCTGCCGCTTGTTGTGCAATATTTTGTGCTGTTGTTTGTAATGCATCTTGACCTGCTACTGTCGGTGCAAGTCCTGCTAAACTTTGTTTTCTAACATCAAATTGTTGTGCTGCTGATGTTCTTGCTGCAAATTGATCATCTGTTTCACCAGGTAATTTAGATAAAGTACCTACACCACTTGATACTACTGGAACTCCTTGTTGAGCTAATACATTTTCTGCTAAATTAGTTCCTAATTTTTCTACAAAAGGTGCGGGTCTTGATATGGTTTCTTGTACGGCCATTATATTACTTCCTCTAATCTTTGTGATGTTTGAAACATTTTTCTAGCGCCTTCTAATCCTTGCGATTCTTCAGATACTTCACCTCCGGATTCGAGGTTCTTCATCATGTTATACATAACTTCTGCGCCTTTGTCTACACTTCCATCACCAGCATTTCTAACAGCATCTGCTGTAAATACAAATTCATTTTTAGATAGTCTAGCAGGAACATCATCAGCTCTTTCCATTCTACCCATTTCTACAAAACCACCTGTCTCTCTGTAGTCTTTTTCTTTACCATCCATGTCCAATAACGGCATAGTTTTCTTGGCTACTGGCTCTTTAGATCCTTCTTGATAACCTGCTCTCATTATACCACCGTCTGCCATTAATCTTATATTTTGATAGTCTCTAACGTTTGCCATGATAGTATTAGGATCGTCTATATCAGCTCCTCTACTTAACTCTTTTTGATCTTCTTCTTTTGGTGTCATAAGATAAGATGCTATCGTTGGAAGACCTATTGATACTAATGGGTTAGAAAAAAAATCTCCTAATTTAAATGCTTTACTACCTATATCTAGAGCTTTATTTACATTACCAAAAGCTTTAAAATCTTGAAACATACCAGGTAAACTCATACCAAATTTAGTTCCCATTAAACCTTTAGAAAAAAATCCTTTTGTTACCCCAGGAATTCCAAAACCAATTGCTCCTAATAATGCAGCTTTACCTATTGGTGACTTAACTATTTTTTTAACACCACGTGTAACTTTTTTAACAAGTTTACCTAGACCATACATTTGTCTTGATGTTTCAAGATCCATGATCCCACCTTCGTAAGGCATGCCACCTTCTGCAAATGCTGCTCTACCACCATCGGCCATTAATCTATAATTTCTTTGAAAAGGTTCTTCCTCAGTAGTGTCATCTGCATTTTGATCTATAAAACAATAAGCAGGAGGGTTGGGTCCTTTACAAGGATCCATTACTTGATTATCTCCACCACCATTATCAGTAGTTTTAAATCTATCTAAATACTCTTCATATCCTTCTCCTAAAACATCATCAACTCCAGGATTTCCTAATTTTGAAACATTATCAACTTCTCCAAATTCAGTCATTGGATTTGTAGCTAACATACTTGGAGGAACAGATAACATAGTGCTGTCTAATTCTGTTGGTTTAGCAATTATATCCATACCTGATGGACCAAGTTGTTGCATAATATCTAAGTATTCTTGCCTTTCTTCTGGATCAGTTAAATCTAAACTGTTAATATAATTTTGTCTTTGTTTTGCATTATTTATTCTTGCAAGTTTTGAATTAGTTAATTTATCCAAATATGAAAAAGGACCATACTTAGTAATAGCTCTTTTAAATTTATTAACATTAGTTCCTTCTGGTTTTGGTGGTGGTACTTTTACTGGTGGTGGATTAAGTTGACTTGGAGGTCCTTCATTAAAAGGATTGTCATCTCTAAAACCTCCTCCAACATCTGTACCAGGAGATATAGGTCCTGTAGAAGTATCAAATTGTCTTCCTCCACTTTGCACATCTCTTGATCTTGTAGCTGCTTGTCGTTCTGCTCTTTCATTATCAGAGTAACCACCTTTACTACCGGTTTGTCCACCTGCAGGACCACCTTTTTTAAGTAGTTGTTTTGCGATTTGAGTTCTAGTTATGGCCATTGTACTATTCTATTTTGTTTTTCCAAATAAATCAAGACTAGGCATTACGACATTTACATCTTGAGCCATATCCTCGTTCTTATAACCTTTAGCTTCCCAGTCTTTTCTTTCTTTAAAAAGCTCTCCAGTTTCTTTGTGTCTATATGTTGTTTCTACTTTTGCTGGTTTTAATACTTGCATTATGTTGTTACCTCTCTTGGCTGTATTTCTAATATAGAGGCTATAACGTGCAGCTCATTCGCGTCAGCAGCTTGTACTTTAAGAACTTCACTTTCCTCCATTACAAGAGGATTAGTTAAGAGTTCTGTTGTTGCTTTAGACCCTATTGATTTATCTTTAAATAAATTAAATATAGTACCACTAGAATTTACTAATGTTATTGTAATTGTGCTTCCTGATCCAGCGTCCTCGGATACTAGTAATGATTTAATTACAGAAGTTTTAGCAGAGGGAACTGTATACAGAGTTGTTAAATCTGTTGTTGTTAAATCTACTTTTTTATTTATAAAACTATTTGCCATTAATTTAAAAAGAAGTTTTGTGCCTCTACTTCATCCTTTAATTCTTGTTGATATGTTGTATTTAATTTTTCTACAATCGCATCTAAATCTCTAGTTTGAGCTTCAGCTACTGTATAATCATATTCTTGAGAAGGTCTAGTTATTACTTGTGCTATCTTAGCCATTATCTACGTCCGTCTGGTTGTGTGTCTAATCTAAAAGTTCCTAACTTCCAGCTTTGACTTGTTGATGTATTTTCTATTTTTAATGCTATAGCTCTTGCTCTTGCACGTGTATCAATTTTTTGTGTTGACGATGATACAGTAAAAGGACCCAAAGCTGAACTCGCTGAAGAATCATTTGGATAGTTTCTTAATTCTAAAGTTATTTGCGTGTTTCCTGTTTGAGATATGAAGTCAGGTATGAATCTTCTTATCTTCATTATAAATTCACCGTCTCCTCTAAACGTTGCAACACCAGTTGATTGACCTGTTGCAGAAGCTCTTTGTTGTGTAATGTCAAAATCTCCTGATGTAATATTTGCAGTAATAGCTGTTGTTGTGCCACCTCTTATTTGATCTGTTCCTGTTTCGTGTTCATAGTAAGTTGTACTACCTTCTGTATTACCTACAACATCAAAAGATGTATCTGTATCTGCATCATAAGCTAATGCGTGTGGTAAACCAAATACAGCAGAGTCACGCCACATTGTTCTAGCTAAAGTTCCTACAGTCCACACAGGTCGTTGTGGAGAAGAATCAAAATAGTTATATGTAACCATTCTATTTACAACAGAAGATGTAGAGGTTGGATAGAACCATGTTACTTCACCAAACAAATTATTTAATCCTGCAGATATCATTTGGTTACCAGACTCTACATTAATATCGTCATATACAAAATCTTCTACCAAACAAGGTAATGATTCTAGTTTACCTGCATATCTAAAAAAACCATTCTCTGACATCCAATAAGCTGCACCATCTACTTCTACACAAGCATTTTGTCCAACAAGTCCACAGTTAGTTCCAACTTGTGAAAAGGCAAAGGTAAAAGGTTGACCAACAAAACGTTGTGTAAATAACGCTGTATCAGTCCAAACATAAATTGCATCACGACCTCTGATTGCTCCTCTGATCTGTGATCCGTCGGCCAGTCTTTGTGTACCAGCTGTATTGGTTGCTGTTGGTGTATAAGTATTTATATCCTCTTGATCTGAGAATCTAATAAACATATCATCTTGTGTTGATGGTGTTCCAATAGTTGTTTCTGTTCCAAAGAAAACCAAGTGTCTATCTGGTGTAGATACAACCATGTGTCTTGATGCAGTTGGTGCACCGGTTATAATTGTTGCTCTGTTGTTTGTTGGATTAGTTCCTGAAGAATCCCACTCAAATACAGCGCTGTCATGAATTAAACAAATTGCTTTATCACCAAAATTATCTAGTGACCACATTCCTGGTTCAAGAACCAAGTCACCTGATGCAGCTTCACCCCACGCAACATAATCAGTTGAGTTAGTCACTGTTGCACCATCACTGTGAGATGCTGCGGTTGTCCCAGCTACACCTCTAGTTACACCTGTAAGGGTATTACCACTCACTCCTGTGTATGACATTTCTTCAGATCCAATTATAATAAAATTAGTTCCTGTGCTTGGAAACTGTGTAGCGTCTGTTAATGTTAAAGTTGTTACAGAAGAATTTATAGCTCCATTTAACGTTGTAGTAGAAGCTCCTATTTCCTCTCCGCCCCATGTTCCTAAACCCCAACCAAGACCTTTAGCTTGAACAGCAGGTCCCACAGGATAATAATGTTGTACTCTTATACCGCCAGATGTCGTTGCTCCAGATCCAGATTCGTTTGATGGCATTGTAATTGTTATGGTTGTAGCTGATGGCACTGTTGTAACCATAAATTTTTTATCATCAAAATCAGATGCACTAAAATTAGAGTTAGTTATTGCTGTAAAATTATCTAATAAAACAATATCACCTGCTGTAATCTCATGAGATGTAGAAAAGGTTATAGTAACTGTTGGTGATCCATTCGTTGTGCTAAATGCATTAGTGAGAGTTGTTGTATTTTTAATAGGGTGAATGTCATAAAACACACCCCCTGAATAAGCGTACAATATTCTGTTTGTTCCTATAATAGAATATTTAATTGATGTAGAACTAACAAAATGATGAAGACCTCTACCCGCACCTGTTAGGTCATTTGTTCCACCTAATTGCTTCCATCCTCCTATTTTTTCAGGAGTGCCATATCTAAACCTAACATTATCACAGTCGATCCATTGACCTTCTGCTCCTGTAGGAGTAATTTGTTTATTAATTCCTGGTTGAAAACCTATCTTTTGTAGCATAATAACCCGTTATAACCAATTTGTTCTGAATTAACAGATTAAAGTATCGACATATTATAAACGATTATTCTTCAAATCACAAGGTAATCCTAGGTGTTCTCTACCATCATACTTGTTTTTATTATCTTTACTATCTATGTTGTAGTGTAGAAAAACCTGACAACAATCAGTGCCATTAAATTTTTCTCTCCAATGTTCTAAGTCTGTGCCTCGATATACCAACATATCTCCAGGTTCTAAATCAACTTTTATACCAGAAGTAAACTCTGAAACGTAACCATCTTCCGTATCATGACCTTTGTTTTTATCAGGCTCTATAAAAATAGGCCATCTATCTCCACCCATATTTAAGGTTGTTGATATCTCACAACTAAATCTATCTTTATGTCTTTCAAGAACATCTCCATTTTTATATACTCTTGTGTAAGAATATGTTGGAAACAATTTTAATTCGGTCTTTTCTTCCATAAGATCTTTAAGATCTGAAAGTAAGGTTTCTGCTGCAGTATCTGCGTAATGAGAATATGTTTCTGGTGCTTGACTATCATTCCAAACACCCCAATAACTAGTAAATGGAGATATATACCTCTTATCAAATAAAGTTCTTGCTACTCTCTTTTTTAATAAAAAATATCTATATATGAAATCAGCTATCTTTGGATCAATTGCTTTTCTAATAATTATATATCCGTCTTTTTTAAAACTCATACTATATGTCCTTTATATATTAACAACTAAAGCTATTCTTTTTCCTTTTTTTGGAAAATATGCTTCATGATAATTTTCTCCATCAAACATAATTCCTGTTCCTTCATGACCTTTTGTTTCTTTTAAAATTTTCATGTGACTATTATCGTTTGTATATCCTGATGTAGCATCTTCTTTTAATTTATCTTCATATACTACTGTGCCTAAATTATGTTCATCGTTTTTAAAATATATAATTATATTTTTATGACTTGTTAAAAGATCTGCATGTGGACCAGATTTTTCTAACCTACATGGATAAGTTAAATTATAAGCCATTCTATAAATTTGTTTTATTTTAAATTTGTGTTTTTTTGCACAAGCATATAAAAAATCCATTGTTGGTTCATATATGTCAGAATTTATTTTACCTTCTCCTCTTCGTACAACTATGTGACATAAAAAATTAAAAGTATTAACATTATTTTTTTCAAGAATATTCTCATCTCCATATTTTTCTATATACCATGGAAAAGTATTAGATAAGATTGCTTTCTTTAATACATGGTATTCTTTTATATCTGTAACATTTAATTCTAACATTATTTATACGGAGGTCCTATATTCCAAATTACTAAAGAATATCTTATTCCTTCAGTAACAGGTTTTACTCTATGCCATACAAAACTAGGAAAGACTACTATACTTCCTCTAGGTAAAATTTGTGTGCACGTAGTACTTACATCTTTTTCTAAATTATTTCTTTGACTAAACTCTAACTCTCCACCCTTATAATCTTTTGCATCTGACAAAGAACAAGTAACAGATAGTTTTCTTATCTTTCCATTCATGTTAACATCTTTTTGATTTTTGTAAGGTTCTTCCCAACTATCACAATGCCAACCATAATGTTGTTGTTTTTTATATTTAGTAAACTGACATAGCTCAGAATAATTCCAATCAAAATTCCAACCAGCATTAGTATTTGCAGTTCTAACGTACGGATGAATTTCTCTATAAATCCAAAGATCATTTAACCAAACAACATTTGAATTTCTTTTTTTCTTCAAATCATCTATTTGTTCTTCTTTTAAATTAAGGGTATCTCCAGTTAAACCTAAAGTTTCTTTTTGTTGATTTCCATATTTTATTAATTCATCACAAAACCTAGGAGTCAATGCGGACTCAAAATACCAATACTGATGTTTTAAATTCATATCTTTATATGGTTGTTATATAGCTACACCAACCAGTTGCAATATATTTTTCTTCTTTTTCACTTATTATACCTCTATGAGTATGAGTAAAATCTGTAGGCCACACTAAAGTTAAACCTTTTTTAGCTGGAGCTTTTATTTTTTGATACATAAATTCTGTTCCACCATTTTCTAAAGTATTTAAATATGTCATAAAAACCAAAACTCTATTAGAAGGTTGTGTTCTTTCAAAGTGCCATTTTTTATAACCACCTCCTGGTTGATAATGTTGCAAGTTTAAACATTCTGTTATTCCAAAGTGTGTGTTTTCATAAACTGTTGGATACTCTTTTTGATATAACAAAATTACATCTTTTAAAGATTTTAAATATTTTTGAAATATAGCTAAATTACTTGTTGCAAAATCTACTTGTATATCCGTTGAGTCTTTTATACATTTATCAACTATACCTTTCTTTATATTATCTGATATTTTTCCTTTAATCTGTAGGTCTTTATTTGAATTAAAATAATTTATTAATGAATCGCATATATCTTCATCAATATACCAACCTCCTATAAAACTTTCATAAGGAAAAGAATGTTTGGGATACATTAAGGGGTATAGATATTCCAGGTAGAATTATCTGGATTCCAATAATAATAAACACTTTCATTGTTGTCTCTTGACCACCATCTTAAATTTTCTTCATCCCAATCAATAATATAGTTTTCACCATTTCCTGAAACATCTACATTATTTGGATAAGCTACAGGTGCCTCCCACATGGCTCTTGTTTCATTTAACGTCCAAGAATTATGTATCTTCTGTTGATAAAAAGCATCCATAGATGAATCATAAATCATACCAGGTCCGCCAAAATTTTTTCTTTTAGCTTTTGTTTGATCACCTTCTGTACCATCTTGATTATAATATTTTCCTCCTGATGTATTAGCAGAAGTTTGTTTCCAATAAGTATCTGGATAATTACCATCATACTCTTCTAAAATTAATGGAGCATTGGGAAAATGATTTGCAACCCAGTTTTCTGATTCTGTAGTATACTCACCACCATTATCAATTACATCTTGATCATTAACAACCATTGTTCTTAAAACAATATTGTCAGAAGTTTTTATTTCACAAAAATGTGCCATTACGGTTGTATCCATTCCCCTTGTTTAATGTATTCAACTACATCATTTAATTGCCAGATTCCATCTGCAACCATAGTTTGAGGTACTGCTGGTACCGCAGGTATTGCAGGTTCTTTAATTCCAACTCTTCCCGGTCCTCCCGGTCCTCCGCCACCACCGTTAAAGCCGCCGCCACCGCCGCCGCCTCCAGTGTTTGTTGATCCAGAAGATCCTCTACTACCATCAGGTGCTCCTGCACCGCCACCTCCAGGTCCACCAGATCCGCCATTGGCACCGCCTCCGCCGCCACCTCCAGCGTATGTACCTGAACCCACTATAGGTGATACACTTTTTCCATCTCCACCACTTGTTCCATTTCCGTTTGATGATGAATTACTTCCAGCATTTCCAGCACCGCCGCCACCACCACCGGCACCATTTCCAGATTGTGTTGATGGAGGTTTAGGTCCTCCTGCATTACCAAAACCAGCTGATCCAGAAACTCCAGGTTGTCCAGGTTGTGTTGCAGATCCACCAGAAGCTGGAGGTCCGTTTCCGCCACCACCATTTCCACCAGACCCACCGGGTCCACCACCTACATTATTTGCTGATGCTCCTTTTCCTCCTCCTTTTGCTGTTAAACCAAAAGCAGTACTATCTGAACCATTATTTCCAGGAGATCCTCCACCTGTTGGTGCAGGACCAGATCCTCCACCTCCAATTGATATTGGATAACCTGTTCCTGATGATACTGGAAAAGAATCGTCATCTACAAAAACCATACCGCCGGCTCCTGCGCCGCCTCCGACATTGGAACCTCCACCACCTCCACCACCTACAATAAAAAAACTTATTGCTGTAGTTCTAGGTTGAGTAGTATGTGTTCCGGGAGAAGTAAAATTTGCTATTACTTCAGATTGAGCTGGGACTGCAGGTACCGCTGGGGTTAAGTTAGGTACGTTATCAGGCCCAATGACACCTCCGTTAGAAACTGACATTAGTCTTTAACCTCCTATGCGTCGTCTATAGATTCGTACGAAATTACCAAATCTAAATCAGATGCTGCATTCGCACCACCTTTTAAGACATCGCCTTCCATTAAATAAATTGCTGAACCTTGACCTAAGACTTCAAGTGTTGAGTCTGCAGGAACTGAAATAGTTTTTGCTAAAAAGAAAGTTCCAGAAGCATCAAAGTTTGCAACACCGTCTGGTGTAAAGTTTGCTTTAACAACTGATAAAGATAAATCTGCTGCGCTTGAACCATCTACGTTTGCAGCTGTAATTCTGTTTACTTTAAGAATTTTATCTGCAGAGACAGTTAATAAAGTTGTAGTTGTAGTAGATGTTAGGTTATATCCTAATGATTCACCTTTAATACTTGTTACTGATACTATATTTGGGTTTGCCATAATTTTTTATTTTCCTTTCCTTCTTTTAGCCGAAAACAATTGCCATTGCAATAGCTTTTCCTGTAGTAATTCCAGCTGCTGCAAAGCTTAATGTCCCTGATCCGTTTGTTTTTAAGAATGTATCTGCCGATCCATCAGCATTTGGAAAAGTTAATCCATCAAGAACAATATTACCTGATCCATTAGGAGTTATTGTTATATTTCCATTAGCCGCATCTGTTATCGTTATGGTTCCAGAATCTGTACCGCTGTTTGTACTTAATGTTAAATCTGTAGCTCCGCCTGTAGTTATTGTAAGAGTGCCGGCTCCGTTAGAAGTTAAAGTAGCCGCTGCTCCAGAATCTCCAACTTTTACAGTATCACCAGCAAGAACAACATCTCCAGTTCCTTTTGGAGTTATATTAATATCAATATTTGAATCACCACCAGTTGATGAAAGAGTGGGTCCAGCACCAGTCGCTGCGTTAGCTATTGTAAATTCGTTAACTGCAGAACCTGTAGCTGTTAATAAAGCTAATTCATTTCCATTAGTATCTAAGATAGATGTTCCAATTTTAGGTGAAGTTAAAGTTTTGTTAGTTAAAGTTTGTGTACCTGTTAACGTTACGTCTCCAGCCGGTAAAGTATCGATATCAGGATTAGTTCCATCATTTGCAGTTGCAAATACAAGAGCATCACCTTTGTCACCTGCTGCAAAAGTAAAACTATCCCCCGAACCAGTTACATATTTAAACTGTACTGTGTAAGAACCTGATGTTGAATTTCTTAAAAAATAAAATGTTTGAACGTCTAAAGGTATAGTAACAACTGCATTATCAGATAATGACCCTGTAAACTCAATCATTCTGTGAGATAAAGTTGCTCCAGTTGATCCATCTGAAACAGATAAATTAACTGTGCCACCACTTGTTACTGCTTGTGTTGTATATCCACCAGATATTTGTTCTATAATTTGTAAATTAGTATTAGTCTTCGTTCCCCATGTACCAGCGTTTTCACCAGTTGCTTGAAGTTCTACTCCTAAAGGTGTGTATGTAGATGCCATAAATTTTATCTCCTATGCAGCGTCAGTATAACTTGTATTTGATCCAGTTGCAACAGAAGAATAACTAATATTTGATCCTGTTGCTACGTCTGTATACGATGTATTTGAACCAGTGTCAATATTAGCGTAAGCCTGTATTCCAAGTAAACCTACAGTAGATGTAAGAGGATCTGTTGTTAATCCTTGAACTACGTCTACAGGTGAAATAGATCCTACAGAAGATGTTGCAGATACTCCAGTTAATCCTACAACATCTGCAGGTGATATTGATCCAACTGAAGAGGTTGCAGAAACACCTGTTAAATTTATTAATTCTATAGATCCTGTAGTTAAGTCTCCTACAGAAGAAGTTGCGGATACTCCGGTAATTGCACTTGGACCAAACTCTAATCCTAAAGTTCCTATAGAAGATGTTGCAGCTACTCCTGTAATAGGTTCTGTACTTACACCAAAAGCAACTCCTAAAGTTCCTAAAGAAGAAGTAGAGGATTGTCCAGAAACAGCAACAGTAGGACTTATTACAAAGCTAACACTACCAACACTTGTTGTAGCTTCTTGACCAGATAATTCATATGCAAATTCTAAAGTAGGTGCATCAACGGTAGATGTTAACTCTTGACCTACTAACGGAATAACTTGATCAGGAGATTCTCCCCAAGAATTATCATTCCAACCATCTCTACCCCAACCAACTAAAGTTCCTGCATAACCCATTGTTGGTGTTGCAAACTCTGCAGATACTCCTGTTAATGGAACACCAATTTCACCGAAAACAGTTGGATTACCTACACTAGAAGTTAAAGAATGACTGGAACCAATCATCTCTAATAAAACACCTATGCCAGTTGTTATAGATCCAGGTGATGCTGTTATTTCTAAACCGGTTACAGATATAGTTTCATCTGCACCTTCACCCCAATCAGCATCATTCCAAGCTAGTCTTCCCCAACCTGTTTCGTTAAATTCTTCTGAATTACCTAAAGATGTGGTAGCGGATACACCTGTTACTGAAACTAGAATGACATCGTCTTGCCATTCGTTTGATCCCCAAGTGTTAGTACCCCAGGTAGATGCCATAAGGAGTGCCTCCTTACGCTATACGAATGATTGCGTTACTTGCGTCTGCTGTTGGAAATTGAATTGTAAATGTTCCAGAAGAAACTGTTTTGTCACCACCAAATGCGATAACAGCAACAGCTTTGTCAGATTGATCGTCATTATAAATTAATGCACCATTGGCTGTAAAAGAAGCAGAAGTATAACTTACGTCTGCAAAATCACAAACTGCAGTTGATCCAGATAAAGCTGGAGTAACACTTGTTAATGTTGCACCACCTGCAGAATATGCAGATCCTGATGTGTTTGAAATTTCATTTGATGTTGAATAAGCTGTAGTTCCAGCACCTAAAGATGCATCACTTGTAAATAAAGCTATTTTAAATGTATCACCACTAGATGCAGTGAAATTATGTGTACCAACTAAAATCTCTTGTTTAAAGCTGTTACAAATTGCTGATGATATTGCCATAATTTATTCTCCTACGGGTTTGCTGAGTTAATTTGTAAACGAACAGCGCCATCAGTATAGTCGTCTCTTCGTCTTCTACCAACTTGCTCTTGAGCAAACTTCTGTACCTCTTGTTTATATTTATTTTCATATAATGTCAACATGTCTATCGGACCTTTTAAAAAGCCATATGCTTCTGACAAACAGCAATATAAAAGCCCATTTGGAAAGTTAAGACTGATATAATTAGTGTCATTATTTTCTAACAATGCTGGTGCTGCATTGTAATGAACTCTAAATTTATATGTAGTATCAGGAACTGGAGCAAACATCATTCTCCCTGATGTAGTATCAGACTCTCCTGTACCACCTCCAAACATAGCATAATATTTTGGTTGACCTCTTTGAGCAGATGCTGTTGAAGACACATATTCTTGTAGATATGTAATATCTTTTTTTTCTAACCACACATTGGGTCCAGTTATAGCTGAAGTAGAATCATAAACCTGTATTCCTCTAATAAATACAGCTCCTGCTGGAGCATTAATTGTTTCTTGACCTGTAACTAAATTACCCTCTTGTTGTTTTCTATCTGCATCAATAGGTACATCTCTAAAAATTCTGTATTGTGCATTTAAAATAATGTTTTCTAAAACAGAATCTGATAAAACATTAGAGTCTGTTTCGGTATAACTTCTTATTTGTGTTTTTAATCCTGATGCACTTAATCCAGCCATTATTTTACTCCTGCTAGTTCCCTACATTTAGGGCAACGATGTTTATATTTATTGTGTTCGTTACAATAACTTTTTACCTCTTCATACAAAGTAAGATGAGGGTCTTGTTTTTCAGGTTTAAATATATTTTTAATCCAATTCCAAATTTTATTTATCATGCTTCTATTGTTACGGGTCCAACAGAACAACCATAACCTCCTCCTTTTATACTACCACTTGTAGCAGTATCTGTGTCAACTGTAAAATGAAAATAATTGGACGTAGAATAATCTGTTGTTATTCGTGCATCGTTTTTGTATAATCCAGTTGTAATAGCGTAACCTGTTGATTTTGCAATATTAACACCTGTAATTCCATCAAAACTTTCAGGATTAGAATATTGGAAAGTATTTCCACCTGCAGAAATTGTTGGTGGACCT